AGTACCTGCTTTGCGGAACTTAACGGAGACCACTGTTGTCGACAAAGACAAGTCAATAGGCTGACCAGTAAGGTCATCCGTCAGCGTCACAACGATAAGCGGCTTGTCGTCGCCTGCTGTTAATCGGATAACGTCTGTTGCCATAATGTCCTCACGCGAATGGGCGTTGTCTTACGAACACTGAGGCACGACCTGCACCAATGTTCGAGCGAGCACGACGCTCTGTTGTTTTTGATATGAACTGCTTGGCATGGTAAGTGGCTAACTCTCGGTCAGTCCAATTCTTGTTAGGCAGAACCAGTAGATACTGCAACGCGCCGTGCATGATGACGTTCTCTAGGTCGTCAAACACAGTCTTGTCCATCCCTGAGGCAGAGCGCAAAGGCTTTAACGCTACGACCATATTCAGGTCATACGTATGAAGGGCATCAGGAATAGGTGCAACAGATAGATTGTCAGGGTCTAACTGGAATATGAATCGTGGGTCAGACTGTTTAGTCGGGTCAAGATTAGGCCAGTCAGGATAACGTCTATGAATATCTTCTAGTGTGACTGGCTGTATCTGCTGACCGTTTACTGACGCAGTCAAGAACGCATGAACCTCAGTTTGTGCTGGGTTGTCATACTGATACTCATAGACCCCGGGGGTCAAGCGAATTGGGAACTGCTGATAACGCCATGCAAGAGTCTTCTCGCACGACTCAATCGCAGAGTCACGAATGTATTGTTCAATCACGGGCTGCGGACATCCCGGCACACTTGGCAAGAGCCGTTGAGCTAGTGAGAGGAATGTACGTGTCGCCATTAGATTACCTGTTCTTTAGGTAACCCAGATTCTTCAGTATCAGTCAAGGTACGAGACTGTGCGCTGACACCGAGAGCTTGGGTAAATGTTTGTTGGAACAACTGAGCACGATTAGAGTTCACATGCTCGTTGTCAATAGTCTCCGCCAGATACACAGTACCGTCAAGAACAACGGGGAAGTACGCATCAGAGAGCAATGCCACATCTTCATCTGCCGTGTAGTCACGGGGGGCTTGGGCATACTCTGCAACCAAAGATTGCCCTGCGGGGGCTTTAGGGTAAATAAAATACTTAGACTGATTACGAGTGTGTCGCATCCAGTTGACTGTTGGGCCAGCGGTAACATTCATCCAGCCGGGGTATGTCTCATCAAGAGACTCACGGCTTGCTTCAGTAATAGCATCTCCACCATTAACTTGGAAAATCTCCATGATGCGGATGCCGTCTGAAGGGATTGACTGGATGTTTGTACCAGCAGTGGTCGCAATAGTCGTCAGATAAGCAAAGAGGTCAGGACGCAGTACAGACATGCGTTTAAGCGCCTGATTAGCAAAGCCCAATAGCACCGTGTCGCTGTAACGATACGGCACTGTGTTGTCTTGCAGTAGGCGTCGAGCCTCAGTGATTACTGACGAGAGTTTCATTCGGGTAAACCCCTAGATGCTTCGATGTTGAGTTCTTCGTTAACCGTTTCAGGTTCTACAGGAATATCCTCAGTCTCTAACGCTAAACCAGACTTGCGACCCTTTTGTTTCTTAGGGATGAACTTCTCTGGGAAAGCTTCTTCCTCAGTTACTTCCTCACACAGAATGTTCTCTGCAAGGATTTCGTTCCAGTGGTAAATCGTACCATCGCGTCGGTTACGTAAAAAGCGTTCTGACATGTGTATCTCCTATCTATACTTGCTAGTTTTAGCCGCTATTTTAGCTGGCTGTTTTACAAATTGTTGACCTTTTGCTTTGCCTTGCTGCTTTGCTTTTGTTGTAGCAGCATACTCTGCGGGGGTTAACGCCTTTATTGCAGCTTCAGGTAGATACCGTTCTCCGGTTTTACTTGAAGGTCTACCACTCTTGGTACGCCATTTCTGGTCACCCCAATCTTTGAGAGACTTCTGTGGGGCTTTCAATCTTTGTACCCTCCGCCAGCAGCTTTATACTTCTTTGCGACAAGTTGCGCTTTACGCGCTGACCACTGACCTGCACCTGTACCTTGCGTTGCAGCCGCTTTTACTTGCGACACAATCCGCTTACGCATTTCAGGTTTTGTGTAGTTACCTGCGGCATTTACGGTTGACTTGGTTTTAGGTTTAGTAGCCATTAACATTTCCACCTTGCAAGCGCTGCCGCTTTACGTGTTGGTTTTCCCTTTTCGTCCTTCATAGGCCCGGGCATACCAGACATACGAGCACAAAACGAATCTTTACGTTTACCACCTTCAGGTTGTGGGGCTTTTAAATTTGAGCCTGTTGCTGCATTGTACTTAGCACGACCTTTAGCAGTCAGCCCAGCACCCTGCGATACAGGTAACTTCTCGCCACGCCCTACGGATAGATTAACACCCTTTTTCGTAGCCATCACACAACTTCTATAAATGAAGTGGTTTTTGCCGCTGTAGGAAGTGTCACGTGAATATCGGTGGTGAATAAAATACCGTCAGCAGGGATTGGCATCACAATAGGCTGCGTACCAGTGCCGATATTAAACTGCAACCTCACAGTGCCAGAAGCACCGCCATCACGGAAAATAACATCACCAGCAGTACCACCACTGATTGTGTGATACCCACGTAGTTGACGCCGCCCAGTCGCTATAGTACCTGTTGCTTCCACATGTACAGCCGTTACATTTGACATATTGTTCTCCAAAAAAGGAGGGGGGCAAGCCCCCCATCCTCAGTTACTTAAGACACATCTGTCAAAGTTGCAAAGATACGCACAACAGCAGCCGCTGGTACAGCAGTACCAAGGGTGATGTCGATTGAATCCGCAGCAGTGTACAACTTGCCACCACTCAAGGTAGGAGCAAATGCACCAGAAGACAGAACTGGAACACCGCCAGAAACGCCAGTGGCGTTAGCTGAAGTTGCAGCAAGATAGCCAGCGGCGGCAGAACCGTCACCAATAGCAATCGTGCTGGTCACACCAGCAGCAGTGGTTACTTCCATACCTACTTGAGAGACGATGCTCTTAGCAGGGATAGGTAGTACTTCCATAACATCAGATGCAGCCAATGCAGTTGCAGCAGCAGCAGCACGAGCAGCAATGATTTTTGGAAAGTCCAAAGTTACCTCAATGCGTGAAGTCTTATTAAGACCACGAGCAAGAGGGGCGGCGCTTCCTTTTTGGAAGCCGTACGAGTCGGTATATGTAGCCATTTTATTTCTCCAATGTTAAAAAGTTAAGCAAGGGTCACAACGCCTTGAGCCAAGGCTTCAGGTTTTACAACCTTATAACCATAAACTTGCAAGCCACGAATAACGTTGCCGAAAGTAGACTCAGAACGGATAGTTTCCATGTTGGTCATTTGTGAGGCAAAAGTGAAGCCCATTTTGTGACCAGCAATGATGCTGAACTTGCTGCTAGTAACACTCAGGTTGTGGCTCATATACACAGTGAAACGGTCAATCATGCCCAACTGTCCATTGCGCAAAATAGACACGTTATCACCAGTAACCAACGCACTCTTGAAGTCAGACTTTTTAATCATGCCTGCCATCTTGGCGGGAATCACGATGAAACGGTCGCTCTCAGGAGCATTGGCTTCGTCCAGCACAGTACCCATATCAACGATGTATTCCAAGACGTTGGTCTTAGTAATCGCAAACGGAGAACCAGTAGTACCGAGGTCAATGTTAGCAGTGATACGACCAGCAGAGCTACCTTTATTCAAAGCAGAAATGTCTGGCAGGATGTCAGTCAACACGCGTTGGTCAATCTTAATCTTCATACGCTCAGAAGCGTCTTTAGACCAAGTGTCCATCAAGTTGATGTCTGCTTGAACTTTATCCACATCGTCCTCAACGCAAGCGAAGTACTCGCCCTTGTCGATTACCAACTGGAGCTTTTCCTTATCAGGATTCTCAACGGCAAGAGTCTGACCCTTGACGTAAGTCTTGATAGTGATGGTTGGGGTAGTACGGATATTGACCGTGTCACCCATGTTGCGAATTTCACCTTCGTAATTTGTATTAGAGATTGCGCTCAATACAGTTGCGTCGTAGAAATTCTCGATAAGTTTGCCCGACCAAATCTCGGGGATGAAATTGCCGCTGTAGTTCGTGCGGCCTGATGCGACGGGATAGCCCATGATGAAACTCCTCTAATCAAGCGTTAACAATTATGCGATTTTCGCGTTGTGCTGCAAAAATATCGCGTTCGGTTCGGTCACGCTCTGCCTCGCGCCCTTTGTACTTACCCTGACGAACATCGTTGAAAAAGGTTTTGATGTCATCAGGACTGTAACTCTTGGCGTTTGAGTTGGAAGGAGCACCAGTATTACGGGAACGTCCCGGTGTAACTTGTCTCTCCAACTCGGAAGCAGTCGCTCTCCGATTGGTGTCTTGAGCAACATTAGCTTGTCCAGTTAACTCCATCCATGAACGGAAGAAATTAGCCACACGGCGCACATCGGTATTGCGTTGGGCATCTTCTAGAATGGTTTGACGGCTAATACCAGTCAGCGGGTCAATCTCCAATAGCCATGACTGGAAGTCAGGGGCATTGTTAATGTCTCGCCAATTAGGAATATAGGAAGTCAACTCAGTCCAGAATTGCTGTTCAGTGTTCACAGCTTGACGTTGTGTCAGGTTATTCACCTGAGGTACGACGTTAATCTGTAACTGCTGAATTAGTCTATCTAACTGTGCCATCTTTTGCGCGACTGGGATGAGTTCTTCGCGGGTCACACGACGCATAACGTCAAGCGACTCACCATACTCCTCTTGGTCTCTGTCCGTAATCAATGGGTCACTTGTGACCTCAGCGTTACGGGGTGCATTGGATTGCGCAGATAAGGTAGCCAGCAATTGCTCCATCTGCTGTACTCTGCCTGAAAGCTCTTTGTTCTGCGAGTGCAGGCGCGGAACTTCGGCGTTATACATACCTTGAAGTGTGCGGTATTTTTGGCTCAATACCTCGTCTGAATTTCTATCATCTGTCGTTTGCTCATTGCCAGATGACGGAGTAGCTACGTTCTGTACAGTGTTCTCGTCGGCAGCAGGAGAATTGAAAGCGTCATCACTGGACATAGTAGTATTGCCATCGGCGGGTGTTCCCTCGCCATTGTTACTATCGCCATTGATTTGCTTGTACAACTCTTGTACAGCCTCGGTCTGTTTACGAATTTGCTCTGGAAGTGCCATGATAAAACGCTCCTATCGGTGTGCGTGGATTAGACGGCGAGTCATTCTGACTTTGCCGCTAGTTCAGGGGACTCTTTAACGAGCTTGTATAGCTCGTTCAAAACTTGGCATCGCCCCTGCATCAATGCCGCGTTGTTTATTGCGCTCGGAAGTTGTTCAAGTTCTCGCATACGCCAAGACTCCAAATACTCCAGAATCTCTGGGTACTGGCGACTGGTGATGGCGAAAGCCTTCACGACTTTTGGGTCGGGCCGAATCATGCGGCTGCTCCCGAGACACGGTTACTGACTGTGTTGCCTTCCATTCCACCTTTGGGAGAACCGTCTGGCTGGGTTGGCGCAGGTTGTTGCGCCTGCTGAGCTTGTTGCGCAGCTTGTGCGCGAACAGCAACAGCACCCATGACAGTGGCTTTTTCCCGAGATGGAATGATGTCATCCACAGGCATTTGCAACCCTTTAGCGATTTCACGAAGAATCGCTGCCCTGCCATCCTTGCCGACAATTTCCATGTCGATTTGGTTGGCGGTTGCGTTGAGGAACTCGATGCGGCGCACGTTGACAGTCTCTTTAACTGCCAAGTTAACTGCGCCTCGGGCGAGAACTTGTGCATCACCCTTAATTGATTCATCCTCGTCGTAGCGCATGTTGTACACAAACTGACGTTGTACAACTGGCTTAATCACATCGGAGTCAATATGACCTACGACTTGGCGTATACCTTTACCTGCTGCGCCCATCAACATAGATAGGCCAGAGGATGTGCGTCCAGCGCCCTGTACATTCAGGTCGCCATACATGTAAGCTGGGATGCCTGAGTGGTCATCAGCCAGCTTGCTAAATTTATCGTACACAGCCATGAGTGTATTTGCATTGTCCTCAGGCTGAGTAAAGCGTACTGCGGGTGCGCTCGAACCAACAGGGTCGTTCATGACCTGCCAAATCTTCCAAGGGTGCATCGCTGTGATGTCCTCGTTTGGCGGGATACGTTCTAGGTTTACCTCGACCTGTGGGCCTGAGGCAATACCCATGTTGTTGACTAAAGCCCTAGCCGACGCATTACAGACGCTTTGAACGTCTTCAATGATTTCAGGAATTCCTTTACCCCAGAAAGCACCCGGGCACTTAATGAATGAAGTTTTTGCATAAGGTTTTTGTCCTAGTGGGTCATAG